AGGACCACGACGATGTGAGCACCACGCAGAGCGAGAACCTCAATAGGATTGTGGACTTCCACAATGCGCAGACCAGGGACATGGATGTCTCGGTCCACTTCAATGCCTATCAGACCACTAGTAAACCTATGGGCTGCGAAGTGCTGTACGTGTCGTCGACGGGGCTCGAGATTGCAGATAGGGTTGTGGATGATATCTGCGAGGCGGCGGACTTCATCAACAGGGGGCCTAAGAAGCGAACTGACTTGGCGTTTCTTAATGGGACTGAGGAGCCCGCGATCCTAGTAGAGACGTGCTTCGTAGACTCGAAGGCGGATGTAGACATCTACCATGCTAAGTATGCCGAAATCTGTAGTGCTATCGCGGCGGGCATTGCCAACACTGAGGCGGTGCCGAAGCCACCTCCGGCCGACGGGGCCTTCTATAATATTACCGCTACTGTGTTCGGCGGCTCGAGTGAGACAGAGAAGAGTGCCTATGACGAACACGTGATTAGTGAGACTGAGGTGTGCGTGGCACTGCCGTGGCGCTTCGAGGGCGAGCGTCCACTGGTTGAGGTGTCGGGGCCGAGTGGAACAGCCGTAGGAACTATTGAGGACGTGGGGCCTTGGATGATCGACGACGACTACTGGTCGCGGAACGTGCGGCCCCTGGTCGAGGAGTACTATGCCAAGGGGAAGCCGTTACCGCGCGGGCCTAACAAAGGGCGCGTGCCTAGTAACGATGCTGGGATTGACCTGTCTCCTGCGATGGCTAAGAAGGTTGGGGTTGACGGGAAGGGCAAGGTGGGCTGGTGGTTCCACGACGAGACCCAGCCGGTGCCAGAGCCCGGGGTGGCCGAGGTCCGCATAGAGATTGAGGGTGAGGTAAAGGTCTGGGTCAATGGGAAGCTAGTCACGTGAACCCGGGAGTAACGGAGGAGGTTTCTAAACAGGTTGGGGGCTTCATGGAAATCATGAAGGCCCAACCACTGAGTCTAGCCTTGGTCGTTATGAACTTTGGGCTAGTCGCGTTCTTGTTCTATTCGAACTCGCAGGTGCTGAGTCAGCGGCAGAATGCCCTCGATCAAATTGTTAAGTGGCAGCAGTCCACTGATGTTATTATGGCCAGTTGCGTTAGTCATGACGTTACTAAGATGATGCTTGACAACATGCAGAAGATTACGGAGACGATGCTGAACGCGGAGCAGAAAGAAGTTCAGCGATTGCAGCGTGTGATTGATGAGGAGCGCACGCGGAATAACGAACTGACACGTCAGCGTCTTACCCCTGCGCCACTCCCGCTCCCCCATTTTGGCGCGCCTCCTTAGAGGTAGGCTTGTAGCCTGCGAAGCCCTTGTCCATGAGGACTATCTCGAACATATGGGCCCTTACCATTATATCTAGGACTCGCATGACGGAGTGGGCGGGCACGCGATCTCTAAGGAAGTGAACAATGCGGTGCTCTACGATGGGCTTCTTTTCCTTAGAGTAGAGGACGTGGGCATAGTTCCAGGCCTCCTCCATAGCGTTCGAATCGCCGCCCGAGATCATTGACTTGAAGATGTCGGGCATGTAGGTCTCGGCCTCGATGAGCCAGCTGAAGGCCTCGTTGTAGTGCTCGATCCCGATGATCTTCTCGCTGCTTCGCGAGGCACAGGAGATCATACACAGCTTCAGCAGGTGGGCGATCCGGCGCGAGTTGTAGTACTGGAGCTTCAGGTGCTGCGGTTCGGGTGGGCAGCTGCTGTTGATCCAGGCCTTTAGGGCCCGCGCCGCGACCGAGGTAAAGGTCATTTGGCCGTAGTCGAGGGCGATGCTCTTGAGGTCGTGTAGTAGATCAGCATGTAGGCGGGTGGTGAGGCCGCCTGTTTCGTTCTCTGCGAAGGGGTCCTTGATAGTCCTGTCACCCGAATAGATAAGTATGGTCCTAGAGATGAAACCCTGGTCCCATGCCCCCGCAGGCAGGACTTCATTAAGATACGAAGGGGTGCAAGCACCAAGGAGGTTAATTTGTGGCTGTGCGATTTTAATTCGTAAGTCCTTACCTCGCCTCTTCTGATCTACCGAGAATCCATCGTAGATATCCGTCAGGTTGTTCATCAGGGAGTTGTCCCAGCCCGGGATCAGCACTCCGAGTTCGCGGGAAATCACTGTCAACGAGTTGAACTCTAGGTAGGGTGGGTCGCCTCGGAGCATCACGCGGCGCACGGACTCGTTCAGGGCGTCGATCATGCTCGCCGCGGTCATATCCGAGGGGCCGACGCAAAGGTCGGGCACTGCCCGGAGCATGGATTCACCTAGATAGATTGCTTGGCCCTTGCCGATGCCAGGAGGGCCCACTAGAAGCACGTAAAGATTAGGATACAGGGCTGACCCCATAGTCCTAACCCACATTCTTCGTTCCATGGCTGCGGCAACGAAGAAGATAGCTACCCATTTCCTAAAGAGCGGGGGCGAGGGTAGTATCTCAGTGTACTCTTGATAAGTGTCTATCCAGTTGCCGAGCCGTCTATGCCCCGTTGGATTTGCTATTACGACGCCCATCAGGCCACTTCGCTAGTCCTAGAGGATTTTCTTGGTTTGCGTTGGCCCAGTTCCATCCTACTTTTACGTCTACGGGGACGACGAAGGTACGACCGCCCTCCAGTTCAAGGGGAACACGCATAGCATCGAGCACCTTGGGTATGACTTCATTTTCTCGCCCTTCATCGTACTGTATTAGGATTGAGTCGTGGCCCTGCATTAGAAGCTGGACTATGTTGAGTCGCCACAGCGCCAGCATAGCATGGTTCATTTCGTCTGCGGTCATGCTTTGGCCCAGGTGGGCCACGGCCTGCTTGAGGGTGTCCTTGTCGTCGCGCCTGCCAAAGAACCAGCGCTTCCGCCCGAATGGAGTTACCAAGTGTCCGCGGTCGAGCAGCTCTCGCTGCACCCACTCGTGGAGGCGGGGGATCGCAGGGAACGTCCTGGCGTAGAGGGCCTGGAAGTCCTTGATTGTGGCCTGGTCTATCTTGGTCTGCTTACTCATTTCATAGGCTGAACCCATGTAATTTGTGCCGTGGCCCAGCATTTTGCACATATGGCGGAGGCCGTGATGTCTATAGTACGGTTGTTCTGCGATCTTTCGGTCGTGACCGCGGTCTCCAGTCCAGGGCAAGTCGGGTCTGGACATCTTAGCGACCGTAGTATGGAGATCACCTGATTCACAGGCGTCCAGGTAGGTGGGGTCACGGAAGACATTCCAGCACAAGGCTCCTATGTTTCGGGAGTCTGCCTGCTCGAGATCAATGTTAGCGAACTTCTTTCCGGGGTCGGGGATGAAGATCCTGCGAAGTCGCTCCTCAACGTTTTGGAGATTACCGCCTGTTCCAAAGTCATTGAAGCTAGAAGAAAATCTACCCGTTGTAGTTCCTGCAATGTTATATGAGGTTCTGATCCTTCCGTCGGCATCAACTTTTGTCTCAAGGACTCCAATTTTCTTACCAAAATCTCTAAGTGCCAGGATATGTGCAATAATTGGCTGAGCGATAAAGTGTATCTGGAGTCTTTCCAGCGCGTCCCGGTTGACAGTGCGAGCCATTTCGCCTCTGTCATTGCGCTTCCTAATTTCTGGAAGTTTGAGAACATCGTATAGAAGAGCTGCAACATAGCTGTTTGACCGCCATGCCTTAGTCTTTCCTGTATTCTTGAAGTCGGAATATCCGACTCCATCGTGAACGATCCTATAGAGGTTCCGCTCGAGTCGCTCAGAGTCACTCTTATAGTTTGCGACGGCGGTGCTGCGCTGTGCTTCATCGATCAATACTCCCCTGAGGTTCATCTCCAAGACTGGGCCCTGAAGGGCGCGCGAGAGGGCGTAAGTGTTTCCGGTGAGATTATCTAGTTGAGGCAGAAGAGCCTCAAGTACCTCCAACGTCACGCAACAGTCCAGGCCATTGTAGATCCACAGCCGCTCCGTCTCTGAGGGCGGCTGGCCTGGCCTGAGGAGGTCGGTACGGGTTGTCTTCATTTGAAGTTCGCATTGAAGAAGGCGCCCTTGGATGGCGCGGCAGCGAATGCCTGGAACAGTTCGAAGGAGCCATCATAGCTGTACGTGCCGCCGCGAATAAAGTCTACAGTTATGATCC